GTTTCTTTTCAACGGCTGATTCCACTTGGCGCTGGACTTGGACCCCATCATGCCGATCACCGCATCGGACGCGAATGTCAAGCAAAACGCATCAGCCTTGTCGGGTGACGCCAAACCACGCTTCTTGATGTCATCCTTGCTCTCAATCTGAATCTTGCCGTTGCTTGTAAACATATACCTGACAGTCGCCAACTCAGCCACCAACAGCTCATCTTTGGGTAACCGACAGTCACGCTGCTCAAGCCACGCCTTGGCTTTGTACCAAAGCTCGGCCTTTAGATTTCTGTAAGTACCGCCCATGGCTGGACTCTCAGACACGTTGATGCCGCGAGCAGGCAGATTCAACTCTTTCAACCGATCCACCACGCCAGCACCTAATCCAATGGAGTCCACTAGTATCTCCTCTGGCCTGTCGCTTGGTGGCAACGCCTCAAACTCGGCCACCACTGCACCAGTCAACTGCATCAGGTCCAAATTCTTCCAAGTCTTTATCGGCTCAATCACCGCATTACCGCGCCGCTTGCACAGCGCAGACCGATCTGAGCCAAACCGCGCAACGTCCAATCCCCACACCAATGGCGCATAAGGGGACGCCTCAACGTCCCGATTCATCGCCAGGTCGAGAAGCTCCATCGGGATGACAGTATCTTCATCCGATCTCGGAAACTCACCCAAGACGCGGATGCGGTAGGCGTTGGACTCCTCGCCATACCGCGCTTTCATCTCCTCAATGTAAGCCTCAGATACCCTCGGCGAGTCGGCGCAAGACACGCGCATGGTCACCCAGTCACCCGCCAATCGATTATGGGTGTCAAAGAAGAAACCGCTGGAACGTACAGGGTTGCCCAGCAGTAGCGTGACGGCGTTGTGACCCGACATAGAACCTGATGCAGCCTCAAACACTTTCTCAGGCACGCCTGACGCCTCGTCAGCCACCAGCATCACGTTGTCGCTGTGGACGCCCTGTAACGCCTCGGGCTGCTCGGCGCGACTTGTCCTGGCAGAGATGAACGCCTCTTCGTTGGCGTCTTTCACCTCGATGCGGTCCTGCTTCACCTCCAACTGGTCAGCCAGCATGGGTGGCAAAACCTTGACCCAACGCTTGACCTCCGCGAACAATGCGTCATAGAGCTGTGAGCTGGTGGGCGCCGTCACCACCACCTTGACAGGGAAGCGCAGGAACAAGTACCAAATCATCGCCCACGCGCTTGCGGTGGACTTACCCACGCCGTGGCCGGACCTGACAGAGATGCGGCGGTTGCCTGCGGCGATGTGGTTGAGGAACTCCACTTGCCACGCATCAGGCTCGGTGTTCAGCACCTCCTTGACAAACAGGACAGGGTTATTTTTGTATAGCTTGACGAATTCGACAAAAGGGTTATTCACCACCAAATCATTAGAATTTTTTTTCGGGGGGCGCTTTTGCGCGGTGGGGGGTAGGGGGGTGGGGTTGCTCATGGCGATATGTGTTTAGGTGCAGCTACAGCCGCCCCCGCCGCCGCGAGCAAGGGGGGGGTCGCCGCCGCCGCGCCAGCCACGGCCACCCGCTGGCTGCCAGTAAACGGCTGCAAAGTTATCCACAGGTCGATGCATCTGTAAGTCATTGATCTATATGCTTTCTTACATGAACCTTACATAATCGGTTTAATACAATCACTATTATGTTAACTATATTGTGGATAACTCGGTCTGTTTTGCTCAATAAACAAGCAATTTGCGGTTGTCCACAGGGCAATGTGTACATCATTGGCTTTTTTCTGTGGATAAGTCATCGATCACCTCAACGTGGCGCAGTGCCGCCATGCGTAGATCCTGCACGTTGATGTTGATTTGTTGCGCCTTTTGTAAGCCATAAGTCTTCTGATCCCATCGCTCGGCCAGCCACTGGCGAGTGCGGATGCGCTGGACATCGCGCTGCGGATTGCTGTCAGCCATGCTGTCTGCAATGGTCATTGTCTCCACCGCCAGCTTATCGGCTGCTTTCGCGCGCGCACGCGCAATTATATTGGGATCAGCGTCCTCAATCCATTGCTCTAGCGCCCTGCGCCCGATGCCAAGCTCGTAGCAAATCATGGTCTGTGACTTGCCTGCCTCAAACATCGACACGATCATGTCATCTGGCAGCTCTTCCAGCAACTCCATGTCTTTGCGAAACTTAGGTCTTCCGGCCATCTCTAAACCTTTCTGCCTGTTCGGAATTGAACTTGTATTCCATCTTGTCATTGTCGCTGAATGTCAGATCGTTTTCAAAGTCATCAAAGCCTGTTGCACCGCCAGGCTTGAACTCTGAAGTTGGCTTGAAGCTGGTGAGCTGTGCACTTGGCACAAGCGCCTTGATTTTGATGACTTCCTGCATCCGAGGATCAGCCAGCAATGCTTCTAGTTCCTGCATTGACCAAATGTGGTGATTGGATAAGTCCTGACGCTGAGTCTGTATCGCTACTGCCTCGTTGACTGTTCTAACAATCACCATGGTCTGACCATTCTGCATTTCCCACTCAATCCTCGGAATGGCTGACGCTGGCTCCAATGCTTCTTCGGTTGCCCATTGATCCAGTACGCCATACGCCCTGATCATCCCCGCCACGCTGGAATCGAACTTCGCCCAGTCTTTGGACTCCATCGCCTGATGCAGTCTGCTGTTCTGAATCCAAAATTTTTCCCTCAACTCACTGCTTACTAAAGTAGTCAGTCGATTTTCTCCCCATTTCTTGTCGCTGGCGGCTTTGACCGACTCCAACTCCACCAGTTTCGATTGAACGTGAATCGTCCAAGGATTTGCCTTTGGACTTGGTTGCTCCACCACTGGATGCTTGTTTGGGTTTCTCGTTTTTGCTTTCGTTGCCATCATCATTCCTTTTAGTTTCGGATGGCGGTTAGGTTACATATCATCGAGTCTTCTAGACTCTCGATTTGTAACTGTAACCACCTTGCACATCGTTTGATACTGTTTGTAACCATTTGACACCTCTTGTAACCTTGCAATTGTTAGATTGATTGATTTTTATACGCTGTTTTATATACCCATACTTGAATTCCTAATCCTTTTTGGTGTTTTGTAACCTTTTTGGGGGTTACAAGTTACAAACAAGGCTTTTTAGAACTCGTTTTTGTCCTTTTCTGGGAACTGTAACCATACCAATCTGTCCTTAATCCCGCCCTCTTTGGACTCCACCAAGCGCTTCTTTGCGCGGCTCCATGCGGTTTTAAATTTGCCATCACCAGCTTCATCAATGCCCATTCTTGACCTCAATTCCTGACGCCAATCCTCCAAATCCACAGCCATTCGCTGGAGTCCATCTATAAACTTTATACTTCCTTTGTTTTTAACGACAGTCTCCAAGCAGGACATCTCAAGACGCTGATTTCTGCCTGCGCCAGCATTGCCTTTGCCGCCACTTGATGCCTCATTTACGGCTGAATCGCTGGCTTGGACCGCCAAGCTGACGATTGGATCGCTCAGCCCCAAGCCTGCCGGCCGGATCTCTACCTCCACCATCTCAAAGCCAAATCGCTCGTTGTCTGCGCCGTCCTTTTGCTTGCTGATGGTGAGTACGCCTTTCATCTGCTCATCAAAGCGCAACAGCTCCAGCTCTGTGTCTACGGCTCCAAGCAGTGAAGAGTGGCCGCGCAGTCCTTTGGCGGCGTCCTTGCCGCTGTGGTGCAGCACCATCAAGGCGCAGTTAAGAAATTCCTGCACCTTGCCCATGGCCGTGATGAATGCACCCATGTCTTCTGAGCTGTTCTCATTGCCGCCGCCAAAGGCTCTGGCGAGCGTGTCCACGATGGCGAGGCTGAACTCCATGCCTGTCTGCTCCACCAGCGTGACCACGGCCATCATGAGCGCGTTGAAGTCCTCGGCGCTGGATCTCAGGTTGAGCTGATGCCTGACTATGTAGATTGGTGCGCCATCTTCGGTTTGGTGGTGGAGTTTGCAGGCTTTGATGCGTGCCCCGATACCGCCAAAGCCCTCGCCAGCGAGGTACAGCACCGCACCTGTCTGCTTGACCTCTTTGCCCATCCACGCCCTGCCTGTGGCTATGGCCTCGGCAATGTCCAAGGCGATGAAGCTCTTGAAGCTCCCAGGCGGTCCATACAGCGCCGTGAATGATCCTTTTGGGATGACACCCTGAATCAGCCACTCGACTGGCTCATCCTGTATGGTGTCCCAAGATTCAATCTTGATGGTCTTGGTTGGCTTTGGTGCTGGTGCTTCTTTTGGTGGGTCAGGCGCAAACTCATGTGCAATATCTGCCTGTTTCTGTACATGAGAATCCTGATGTGTATAGATTTCGTCTGTTTTTGTACTTGATGCTGTAATCGCCTGCAGTCTTTCGGGTATCGTTACATCATCCACGCTAGTGATCTTTGGCGCTGCCTTGACCAACGCCGCCAGCTCTGCCCTGCCGCCGCCTGCCTCAATAAACTCATACGCGTCATCGCCTTGCTCTTGGAGTCCGAGGTCAACTACCTTGACGGCCTTGGCGATCGGCAGGATTGCCTCGGCTGCCTTGCGAGCGTAGCTCCAGCCACTCAGATCGTTGTCGGGCAGGATCACCACATTCGCGCCAGCGAAATATTCGCTTATCGCCTCGGGCCAATGGCCGGCGCCACTGTGCGCGGTAGTCGCCACCACGCCCAAGCTCATCAGCGCGTCCACGGCTTTCTCACCCTCGGCCAAATAAATTATTCTTCCCGCGGTCTTCGCGTCCAGCAGCTCTGGCAGCTTGTAGGGGACGATCCTTGCGTCACCCAATGTCGGGTATCGTTTGCCGTCTGTATCTACTTTGTATAGACGATACGTCTTGCCTGTATCTCCAACGCGCAGTCGGTGCTTAACAAAGACTGTGACGCGGTCCTCGTCTTGGTACTGCCATTCCTGCTGGAACTCCACTTTTGGTAATGGCTTGATGTTGGCGAGTGGATCGGGGCGCTCTTCTAATTCGGGTAAGAGCTGCAAGTCCCTGATGGTTTGGAATACTGACTCCTGAGTGCAGCCACCATGACAATGAAACAAGGGCTTGCCCTCGTCATCAATGTGTACGCTGAGACTGGGATTCTTGTCGCCGTTGCCTTTGCCGTGACTTGGTACTGGGCATGATGCTACCCACTGGCCGTTGGCTCTTTTCGCGTTGCCCAAGCTCTTGGCTATCTGTTCTGCTTGCATATTGCCTCTACTTGTTCTATGCGTTGCCCTATCCACGCCATGACAGGCACTGCCATGCTGTTGCCCAAGGCTTTGTACCTTGGACCGTCTGGCGTTGGCTTGCCCTTGGCTTGGATGTCGGTGTAGTTGTCGCCAAAGCCCTGCAATCTCTCGCATTCAACAGGGGTCAATCTTCTGACGGCCATGGATTGCATCACCCCCATGCCTTTATTTGTGCGTGACTGCGCTTCTGCACACAAATTGCCGATAACATCGCCCGTCAAGTTTGTGTTGTCAATGTCAACAGCCACCGCCATTGGATTCTTTGCTTGCAGGGTTTGCGTCATGTCCACATCTGTTTGCGGTTTTGACATTTGACCGCTGAATGCAATGGGTTGCACTATTGCCGTACCGCCTTGATGCATTGCAGGATTACTTGCTGACGCATCTAAAGTCTTTGTCGCATCAGCATCAGTGACATGAATGTCTTCTTTCAATGCACCTTTGCCTGGAGAAATGTTGTATGCAATGGGTTGCAATACAGCATGAGGACCTCTAGCCACTAATGAATCCATTGTTTCGCTATGCTCTGCTCGGAATTTGTATTGAGCGTTTTCACCTTGGTTGAATGCCGCCCTGTCAACAACAATGGGTTGTAGTACGCAATTGCCACCATTTTGTGCGCCCTGCTGAAGAAGTTCAGCGCCTTTGGAAAATTTAGAAGTCACAGTATCTGCAATATCTTTTCCAAAAGCACCTTGCGCTGGCACAAACATTGGACATCCAGCATTGATGTGCTGATTCTCAAGACCTTGCTTTGTGCCAAATGTTGTATCTAATGTGCTGCTTATGTCGGCGGGCCAGCTACGGCTTGCAGCGCCTGCTCTAGTGCTGGCGGCAGCACTTTGCCTCTTTTCTCTGCTCGGCGCAGGATGCCCTTGCAGGCTGTGGCGCTCAAAAAGAACCGCTGCGGCAGCTCGCCAGTCTCCAAGGTATCCGACAACGAACACACGCTTGCGTCTTTGGGC